ATAGGAGATCAAACTCGAACAGTGCAGACTGACGAGTTCGGTAATAGCTATTTGCAGTTGAGTGGAAATTATAGAAACGTTTCTAGATACGTTAGAGTGAAAAGCGTAAATTATCCAACTCCTAACTATTTTGATGGTTCAGGAACTGTACAATCAAATTATACGGCTTCTATGCCTTTGGTCGGATTGGGTTTAGCAAATGGAGCATTTTCAGGATCTCTTGGACCTATATATGGATGCTATGAAAAAGCAGCATTAAATATGTTTGAAGCAATACCAACAGTTACATCTGTTGGAACTAACGCATCAACTAATATACAAGGCATATCGGAAACAGATTATTCTACAGCTATAAGCTTGTTATCGAATCAAGACGCTTACGATTTTAACGTCTTATTTGCGCCTGGATTAAATTCACAGAACGCAACTTCTACTATATCGAGCTTGATAAGTTTATCTCAAACAAGAGGAGATAATATTTCTATAGTAGATATGACTTCATACGGTCAAAGCATGACACAGGCCACTATTCAAGCTCAATCATACGATAATTCCTATGCAGCAGTATACTGGCCGTGGGTACAAATCAGAAGCAGAGAAACAGGCAAATTAAATTTCGTTCCAGCTTCTACTCTTATACCTGCAATTTATGAATATAATGATAAAGTTTCTGCTGAGTGGTTTGCTCCTGCTGGATCAAATAGAGGAAAAATATCTATAGCAATCAAACCAGAGAGATCGTTAACTTTGAATGATAGAAATTTCTTGTACTCAGGAAAAGTAAATCCTATAGCAATATTTCCAACAGACGGAGTGGTAGTATATGGTCAAAAAACCCTACAAGCAAAAGCTTCTGCTCTAGATAGAGTAAATGTAAGAAGATTGTTAATCTCTTTGAAGAGAGCAATAAAGCAAATATCAGAAAATTTGGTATTCGAACCAAATACAACTGTAACTAGAAATAAATTCTTGAACCAGGTTAATCCCTATTTAGAATACGTTCAACAAAAACAGGGGTTGTATTCTTTTCAAGTTGTAATGGACGAAACAAATAATACTCCTGATGTAATCGATAGGAATCAATTAGTGGGAGCTATATATTTACAACCTACGAAAGTGGCAGAATTTGTACAACTAGATTTTAATATCTTGCCTACAGGCGCAACATTTGGACAATAAATAAAAATAAAATAAAAAACAATGAACGATAACACAAGAATCAGAATCGCAGTACCAGCTCACCTTTACGAGAGCGTTAAGAAACAATTAACTCTAAAAGAAGCCAAGCAAAACTTCGGTGCAGGGTATACTCCTGTAAAAGAAAAGAAAATGCCAAGCGAATCTAAACCTAAAGTTGAAGGTATGAAATCTTCTAAAGCTCAAAAAATGGAAGGAGAAAAAACAGAAAAAACCATTGAAGAGAGATTAGGTCTTTTGGAGAAATTGGTTAAAGCAATGTCAAAAGGCAAATCAAAAAAGCAAGAGGGAATGGAAGACGAAATTGGCTACGAAGCAGGAGAACAACACCCAGACGATAAACCAGGAATACCAAAATCTTTGGCAGGCGAAAAAGATTAGTCTGAGAAAAAATAAAAACGTAATATTTATTATTACATAACAAAATTAATAAAACAATATAAATTATAAATAACATGCCAGTATTGGATCCAAATGAAATCATGTTTACAGCTTTTGAACCTACTGTTAATAACAGGTTCATCATGTATATCGACGGCATTCCGTCCTACTTGATTAAAAAAGCTGATGCTCCCGGTATTACTTTAAACGAGATCAAGATAGATCACATGAATGTATACCGTAAGTTGAAAGGAAAAGCGGAGTGGAAGGACTTGAGTCTTTCTCTTTACAACCCGATTTCTCCTTCCGGTCAACAAGCCGTTATGGAATGGGTGCGTTTGCATCACGAGTCAGTAACTGGAAGAAACGGTTACTCAGACTTCTACAAGAAAGATTTGAACTTGTCGATCATCGGTCCTGTTGGAGATGTTGTATCTGAGTGGATCATCAAAGGAGCATTCATTAAAGAAGCGTCTTTCGGATCTTACGATTGGTCTAACTCAGATCCTACTGAATTGGCAATCTCAATCGGAATGGATTATTGTATTTTGAACTACTGATGCTTAATTATTAGAATATTTGCATACTTAATTACTAACGAACTAAAAAGAAAGCCTTCCACTTGGAAGGTTTTTTTATGCGGGAAACTTTAATAGTTTATATTTATAAATAAACAAATAATTTATGACACATCAAGGTTTTACACTTCCCACAGAAACGGTAAAATTACCATCAAAGGGACTAGTTTACGCAAAAGAAAATCCCCTATCCTCAGGAGAAATAGAAATGAAATACATGACAGCCAAAGAAGAGGATATTTTAACAAATCAAAACTATATATCGCAAGGCATAGTTTTTGATAAACTGTTTCAATCAATGATCGTTAGCAAAATTAACTACGACGATTTGATCGCAGGAGACAAGAACGCTATTCTCATGGCAGCAAGAATTTTAGGTTATGGAAAAGATTATCCCATTACGTATCCTAATCCTGAAAATGGCAAGAACGAGGAGTTCGTGGTTGATTTAACAAGATTTGATCACAAAGAAGTAGATTTTTCTATATTCAATAACAAGAATGAATTCGAATATACTTTGCCAAAATCAGGAAACACTGTTACTTTTAAATTATTAGATGGATCTGACGATAGAACGATAGAGAGAGAAATAAAATCTCTAAAAAAAGCAAATATATCTAACGAAATGACTCTTAGATTAAAACAGCAAATTCTATCTATAAATGGAAATCCTGATAAAAAAATTATTAGAGAATTCGTAGACACAGGGCTTCTAGCGGCAGATGCTTTAGCTCTTAGAAAATATATCAAAGAAATATCTCCGGACATCAATATGACGTTTACGTTCGTCGGATCTACAGGATACACAGAGGAGGGTGTATCTTTGCCAGTTGGACTTTCCTTTTTTTACCCTCAACTCTGAGTATAGAAAAAACGTATTTGAGTCGATTCACGATATCGTATTTCATGGAAAAGGAGGATACGATTGGCAGACTGCGTACAATATGCCCATTTGGCTTAGACGATTTACTCACAAATCTATATCGGACTTTTATGCAAAAGAAAAAGAAGAGTACGAAAAACATTCTGGAAAAAAGAAAATCGATCCAAATAATCCAATAAAAGAAAATTTACCAAATGTAAATGTTCCAGATTTTGTTTCTAAATTAAAATCCTCAAAAAAATAGTTTTGCAAAATATTTATATGAAACGAACTATTAATATAAATGGCAGAAAATAGTAATAATCCTCAGCAGTCAGCAGCAAATGCGGCTAAATTTACGAAACAGCAATTTGAAGAGTTAAGGGTCTTATCTAAAAAACTTGGAGATGAGTTAACAGAGAGTTTTGAGCAATATACAAAAAGAATGCCGACTGAACAAGCATTAAAAGATTTACGATCAATGCGTAAAGAAGTTAATGATATGCAAAGCGATTTTGGCGGAGCGGTTAGAATTTTTAAAGACGCTGTAAAAGAATTCAAAAAGGGAGATCAATATCTACATGATTCTGTTAGTGCCATGAAAAAATTGTCAGACGTTGCAGAAGAATTAAGAAATGACCAATCGGGAATAACACAACTGCATCAAAAAGATTTATCTAAAATAATAGAAAAAATTCAAAAGCAGCAACTTCAGTTAACATTGGCTAATAAATTTGGAAAATTATCAGAAGCTCAAAAAAAAGAAAATGAGAATACTCTAAGATATACTGATTTAATATTAAAAGGTGCGCAACGAAGATTAGCAGAAGAAAAAGATATAGAAAAAAGAATGGGTATAGCTGGAGTCGCAATGAAAGGATTATCTACGGCTTTAGATAAATTCGGAATGGGCGGCTTACTTCAAATGGATCAGATCTCTGAAAAAATGGACGAAGTCGCAAGGGATGGAGGCAGCAAGTGGAAAGTATTGGGAGCCGGGTTAAAAGAATCTTTTAAGTCCGTAGGAGAAGCGTTAAAAGATCCAACAGTGCTTATAACAGGCATATTCGGTATGCTAAAGGGCATAGTAGATCTAGCATTAAAATATAGAGATCTTCAATTTGAAACAGGCAAAGCTTTGGGAATGGGAGTGACCGAAGCAGGAAAACTTAGATCAGAATTTAGGCAGATTGCACAAGCAAATAATGATCTGGGTTTGACAGCAGGTCAGTTAGTTGAAACATACGGTCAATTAAATGATCAGTTGGGTTTTATGGGTCCTACGAATGCAGAATTTCTAACAACTACTGCTGGTATACAAAGAAGAATAGGCGCTTCAGCAGAGCAGATGGAAAGACTTCAAGCTTTTGCTATGGGCGCTCATAAATCTCTACAAGCAACCTACGCCTCGGTTGTAAATTCAGCTAAAGCAATGGGAGCAAGATTGAAATTGAACATGTCAGAAAAGCAAATTCTTGATGGCATTAGCAAAGTTTCCGCTGGGGTTCTTTTAAACATGAAGGGAAATATTCCTGCACTTGCAGCCGCTGTTGTTCAAGCCAAAAAACTTGGCACAACTCTAGACGAAATAAATTCTCAAGGAGAACAAATGCTAGATTTTGAAAGTAGCATGCAGAAACAGATGGAGTTTCAATTGTTGACTGGTAAAGAAATCGATCTATCGAAAGCTAGGGAACTAGCGTTAAACAACGATACGGTTGGGTTAATGCAAGAATTGAATAGATTGGGTTTGAGTCAAACTGAATACGAAAAAATGAACTTCGAGCAAAGAAGATCGTATGCTGAATTACTTGGATTATCTAAAGATAAGGTAGAAGAAATATATCATCAACAAAGTTTAACGAACGAATTAGGAAAGGAAGCGGGAGAACAATTAAAAGCAGAGTATGATGCTAAAGGAAATTTAATAGGTCAACAATCAGCAGCCGATGCTTTAAAAGCCTCTGCTCAAGAAAAGATGACAGCCGCTATAGAAAACATGAAAGAAAAATTAGGAGAAATGCTACAACCTGTAGCTAAATTAGCAGAACAGTTTTTAGGATGGATAACTAATATAGACAATTTAAAGATGGTATTAGCTGGAGTTCTTACGATAATGGGAGCAATTGGTGTAAGAGCGATGTTTGTAGGAGCGCAAAAAAAGCAACAATTAGCTACAGAATTACAATTGAGAGCGCTTAATACACAGATGATAGCGCAGGCAGCAGTAATACAAGCAAAAGCGACAGGGCAAGTAGTTAGTCAAGAAATGGCCGCCACTGCAGCAGGAAAAACAGCAGTTATGAATGCGGCGAACGCGGGAGCTTCCGCTACCGCAGGAGCCGGTTATCTAGGTCCAGGAGCTTTAGCCGTGGGATTGGCAGTCGTAGGCGGTTTAATGATGATGATAAGTAGTATGGGAGGACCAAGTAAAAAACCTTCTGCGCAATCAATATCAGCGAGTCTTCCATCTGAAATGTCAAAACCAGTAAATGCAGCAGCTGCAAGCGCTGAAAGCGCAAAACAACTTGGTGGCGCAGATGCGAATAAATCAAACTGCTCAAACGTTAAAATAAATCTATATCAAGATCCAGTTACAGGCACTACGATAAAATCTACAATTAACGCTGACGGAAGAGCGAGTTACGACGTAACAAAAAATATAAACCCAGCTCAAAATAAATAAGCCATGGCGTTAATAGAATTACTAAATAATAAACCAGATTTTTTCTACTATTACGGAGGATCTGGTAATTTTACTCAAAAAAAATTAGAGTATAGTAAAGATAGACCGGGCGGAGGTAGTTCTGGTCTTCCTTACATAAAATTTGGTATAGATCCAGATAACGCATCTGATGATCTAAAAAAATATTTTAAATCTAATGCGTACGGATTGGATTTTCCAATACGCGGAGGATCAATAGAATTCAATACAGAGGCTAACACAACTACCCCATCAAATACTATAGATAAGCAAAGAATACAAGCTTTCATGAAAGACAATCCTCGTGGAGAAATCTTTTTATTAAAGCAAGTAGGTCTTCAATTATCCAATCCTAAAATACAGACAGGAACAGAACTTTTTTCTATTAATACGAATCAAGTATTTCCATTGCTAGAGAACACTAGAGTTTACAATAGAGGCAAAAATACACTAGCTCAAGTAGGAGTACAAGGCACCGGGATCAGAGCGACGAGAGTGGGAATAATTCCTTTTAATCCTATTCAGAATTTTTATGAGAATACTGTATCTAAGGAAATGCTTATGAGTAACGAAGAAGCTGTATCAAATAATAGATTGCTGATATTGAATAGTTTAAAAATGGTTCAAGAGTCAAGCAGAGAATCTGTTAGAGTTTCTTTTGCGAAAGAAGCAAAACAAATAAGTCAACTTGGTATAGCTTACAATAGAAATATACTGTTCGAATATCTAGGAGGGCCAGGATCAGTATACGGAATAGGCAGAACAACTGTGAGAAGATCAAAAAGTTCAGATACTACAAAGGCCATAGAAAGTCCTGTTCCGATGACTACATTAGCTATGAGTTATGAAAAAATTAGAAATCAAAATTCAGCTAGACCTCAAGGAGATCTAAGAATCAGCGACTATCAAGATTTTAGATCTAATATAGATGACTATTCTGGAAAAAGATTGCGAAATTGGGATAATAAATCTGATTCGTCCGAAAGAATAGATATAAGATTTTTTGATAGCACAGGAAAAGTAGATAAACTAAACAGTTTCATGCCGTATTTTCAAAGAGACAATTCTTCAACTCCTTGGCAAGACGGTACAGCTCCTGATGATCTAATAAAATTTGGTTTTGAGTGCATAAGCAATGATAAAAAAAATGAATCAACTTTTATTCTTTTTAGAGCGTTTCTGGGTTCGATAAGCGATAACAATCAAGCGAGTTTGAATGCCTTTAAATACATGGGCAGAGGAGAGAGTTTTTACACATACGGAGGATTTGATAGATCTATATCATTCGGTTTCAAAGTAGTTGCGATGTCTCGAGAAGAATTAATACCTAATTACGAAAAGTTAAATTATCTAATTTCTCAAACATATCCAGATTATCATCCTGTAACAGGAATAATGAGAGCTCCTCTAATAAAGCTCACAATAGGAGATCACTTGTCAAGCGTACCCGGATTTTTGGAGTCTGTAAATATGACTATTGATCAAAATTCACCTTGGGAAATTGAAGACGGAGTTCAGTTGGCGCATTACATAGACGTTACGGTTTCGTTTAAACCTATTTTCAAAGAACTTCCACAAAGATCTACAGATGGAAAGAACAATACGAGTATAATATCAGCTATTTTACCGAACAATAATCTTTCTCCTGTTGATAATAATCAACTTTCACCCGTTGTGACAAGCGCAGAGAGAATTACATTTGAAAGACCTACTATTTCAACAGCTTTAGCAGTGCCTCCTTCTACAATAAATTTTGAAAATATAGTTAGAGCGCTATAAAATAAAAAATCAACAAATGATTAATAGGTATCAAAATACGAAAGTAACTAAAACAGAAAAAGAAGGAAACGAAATATACGTAAATAGCGTGTATCCCGATATACCCTATTCTAATTCTGATGTGTATGTAATAACAACACTGGGAGACAGATTGGACATATTCGCCAATAACATATATGGAGATACAAATTTGTGGTGGATAATAGCTTCGGCAAATCAGTTACCAGGCGATTCTCTTGTGCCTCCTATAGGCATACAATTAAGAATACCTACAGATGTACAACCTATTTTAAACGCTTATAAATCCATAAACATAATTAGATAGTATGCCAGAAGGAATGTCAAGTAAGATAGGAAACGTTTTTGGTGTAGAGATACCACGTAACCTACAAATACAACTTAAACAGAGAAAGCTAGCAGTTGCAAAGGGAGACGTTAAAAATAATATGGTTAACGCTGGAGAAATTAGAGACAACGAAACCTTAAAGTATCTAGCGAATAAATCTTCTTGGGTAAGATTGGTTTCCTCTATCAATATATCTAGTAAAGAAGACCTAACATATTTTCAAAAATACTTTCCCAATTTAAATATTGACAAACCAGATTCTCTAGCTAAAAACTTTGTGCTATTTGCAGGAACATCAAAATACAATACAGCTCAAGTAGCAGATATAAATTCTCCAACTGGCTTTAAAAGTACGGCAAATTATCAACTTAGATCTGGTATAGAGGCGGATGGCGCATATAATATATTGGGAGATGCTGAGTGGGAAAGCTATGGAGCAAGACCGATGCCTGGTATAACAGATGTAAAAATAGAAACTATGGGAAAGCTAGGATCTGTTAGATCGGCTACCATAAGTTTTAATGTCTGGGACAAATATCAATTAGACGTTATAGACGCGCTTTATTTCAAAATGGGATATACTATGTTTTTGGAATGGGGTCACGCTGTTTACTACGATAAAAAAGGCGATGTACAAACTTCAACCTATTCAATAGTAGATCCTTTTGCTGAAAATATAACTAAAGAAGAGCTAGCTAGACAGATAGCAGAAGGAGTAGAAGATACCAATGGAAACTACGACGGAATGTTGGGAATGTGCACCAATTTTACTTTTGATTTAAATAAAGAGGGAGGATTTGATTGCACAATAAAGTTAATAGCGCTTGGAGGTCTTGCTGATTCTATAAAAATAAATCAATCAAAAAACCTTTCAGAAGACATAAAAGCTGAGCTTGGAGTGCTTGTTCAAAAAATAAACGCAGACTCTAAACAAAAAGCCAAAGAAGAGTGGCTAAGGCAAAATCAATTTGCGATAGAAACTAGAAACGCTGAAATAGCTGAAAAAACAAAAGAAAAACAGGACGCTATTACAAAAGCACAAGCAATATCAGCGGCTAATTTAAAAGGAAAACCTATTCGTACCATAATTGCAGAAGTTTATAAAGGCATGACTGTGGGTGGTAGAAAAGATCAATTTCAAACAGAGGCTCAACAAAACGCAATGACTGTGCTTGGATCTCAAGGAACAAAAGGCACTTTTGTAGTATACGATAAAATATACAATACTACATCAAAAACTGGTTTTGAGCAATCAATAATCTATCTTGATAAGGGATTCGTTTTAATGGATACCGAAGTAGAAACCAGAGATGATAGTCCAATAAAAAATTCAGATAATTTCGAAAACATAGTTTTAAATACTAAAGTTTTAACTTCTATATTTGAAAGATCAACAGATGGATTTAAAAGATTAATTCCAAGACCATTACAACAAAAAGCAACAGAGGATATAACAGCCATGGTTTCTAATGGCAAGATTCTTATTAGGGGATATTATCTCTCATCGACAAACAAAAAATTTTATTACGCATTATCAATAGATTCAGTAGACGCAAATGGAATAACAATTGCTAATAACGATATAATGTTATATCAAACTGGTCGATTATTTAATGATGCAAGTAAGACAATAGTAGAAGCGGGTTTACAGAAATGGCTTGATATAATAAAAGCTTATAAGGATGGATATTCTCGCAATCCTGCAAACGTTGTAATAGATTTTACGGCAAACCTTCCAGGGGGTCATGTTTGGAATTATGTTGAAGGGGGTTTTTCAAAAACCACCTCTGTACCCGTAAATGGTACAAATAATAGCGTAGACGCTAATATAGGCATAGATGTAAGATACATAGACTATACTATAAATTTAGGATTCGTTGAATTGGATATAAAGTCAGAAGAAACTGCAAATATACAAGCTGGAGCCGGTGGTATTACGTCTCAAACTGCGCCAACTGTTTCGAAAAAACTGGGATTCAAAGTAAGCCTTACATGTTTCGATCCAGATATAGTTTCTACTGTAAAATTAAAAGCCGGGGGAAATAATGCTATAGGTAGTGCAGAATTTGAAAAGTTACAAAACGAATTGATCGCCTCGCAATCTCAAGCTGAAGCACAAACAATAGAAGTTCCTAAACAAATAGAAGTACCAGAAATAAAAATTGAAGAAGTTACAGCTGACGAAGCAACTAAATATCATTCTAATTTAGAATATTTTTTAAGAGCTATACAAATACACTCCATAAATAAAACAATATCTACACAAGGATCTAGAACTGCTATAGTTGATTTGGAAGAGAGCGATTTCATATACAAGCTAATGGCCAAGGGGTTTATACCTCCTGATGTAATAAAAGAATTTTCTAACTCAAAAGGAAGCAAACTTCCTGATAAATGGAAAATAACAAATCTAGATAACATATCTGGTTACGATCAAAGACAAAAAACAATATATTCGTTTGCGTCTTATGGATTCAATCATAATCTTATGTCTAGACCAAACTACACTATAGATCAAATTGAAGGCATTCCTCAACATGATTTTTATAACATGTTTCAGTCGTATCTTCCTCCTTTTGAGCCTATTAACAGTTTAGTAAAAGACGTAAAAATAGGCAGACCTGTTTATATAAAATTAAGCTTATTACTTTTCGCCATAAATCAAATGTGTTTATTGTACGATAGTCCCGATAAAAAAAATGGAGATATGTCCCCAAAAGAGCAGTTTCCGATAATGTATCTGGATTTCAATAGATTAACCAATACGTGTTTAACAGAGCCTGCTCAGTTATCAACAGATCCGTATAAATTCTTAATAGAATTTAGGTGTAGTAACGATGAATATTTAAAATTGTTTGCCGGCGCTGTTAGTGGAATAGAAGATGAATCAACTGTTCCAGGAGTGATTGACAACATATTAAATAGATTAGGTCAGGGAGGTTTATTCAAACCAGAACAACAAGATACTCTATCTGAGGCTTTACCTGCTTTTAAAGACGTAAGTAATATGAATGGAGAAGCGGCGTACACTGGATATTTTATGAATGCACTAGTTAATGTGGACTATCTATTAGATCTTTGTAAAAAATTCTCAAAAGAAGACGAATCAGAAAGCGTTTATTTAAAACCGTTTCTGCAACAGTTAATATCGGATATGGGCAAAAGCTTAGGAGACATAAACTTCTTTAGATTAGCGTACAACGATCAATCTAATTGCATGTATATCACAGATGATCAAGTTCGTCCTCTTCAATCAGGAGAAAGCTACATACCTCTTGTAGACACTACTGCTTATGAAACAACTTCTGAACTGCCAGTTTTTGGAAAATACAGTATAGCAAAATCTCTATCTATAAAAACAGAAGTCAGTAGCAAACTGTCTAATATGTTGGCAATATCCGCTAACTCAAAAAGCAAATCTACAGCTGGTAAAGACGCGACGCCTTTCGGAGTGTATAATGTTAATTTTGTTGATAGATATAAAAAACAAGCTTTAGAAATAGCAGATGAAAGAGATCTAAAATCGCCTAACGAAATAAGCAATGCTTTGTTTTTTAATGGGTTCGTTAAATCTATGTTATCGTCGACAAATCCTTCTGTAGATGATGTATCTCAAGCCACAAACTATTACATAGATAGAATGAATAAAAGAAAGTCTATAAATCCAGCCACAAAATCATCAGCGATGATACCTGTATCTGTCAATATAACTTTCGAAGGCATATCTGGATTTTATATGGGACACGCTTTTACTATACCTGAACAGTTATTACCGTATGCGTATACTAGACAATCCGTTTTAAGTAATGGATCAATTCCAGCAGGAAAAAGAGTAGGTTTTGTGGTTGTAGGAGTTGATCACACACTTCAAGATAATCAATGGTTAACGAATCTAAGAGCTAATATGATATTCTTAAAAGATACTCAAGATTTTAGAAACGTCGCAGGCATAAATAGAAATCCTCTAACACAAGGCAGCGCTAATACGTCAACGTATCAATCGACCGCTGGAGTTTCCGGAACCAATGGAAATTTACCCGCCTCTGATCTAAAACCAATAGGAATAGGTAATTATAAACTACAAATCGATGCCGCTGATGCTTTTATAAGAATGGCAGACGCAGCGAGAGCAAAGGGCATAACTCCTGCATTAAATGGCGGGTATAGAACTTTTGAAACTCAGGATAGCATATTTGATTGGGATTTATACGTTAACACAGGGGGAAGTAGATCTGACACAGCACAAAATTACAACAAAAATGCACTGAGGAAAAAGAAAGGAACAAATGGTGAAACCGCAGTAGCATTTCCAGGACGTTCTAATCACGGTTGGGGTAAAGCTATTGATGCGGCTGGCGCAGAGTGGCAGAAGTTTATAAGAAATCACGGAGTAGAATATGGATGGTCGTGGTACGAAGGAAGATCAGTAGATGAACCTTGGCATTTTACATACGATCCAACTCAAACAAAAACTTGGCCTATATAAAAATAAATTAAGATGGCACTAAGATATTATCCTCTATCAAAAATAAAAGCTAATCAAAATTCCACTGGACTGGAGTATTTGTTAGATGGCAAACCATACACTGGAAAATACTATACAACTTTCGATGGAAAGGCATTTACTGGTGCAAATCCAGTAATTGGAACAAATCAACTTCTACAAAAAATGCCTCTCCCATCCAGAACCTATAATGAGGAAGTATCAAATTTACCAAATGATGTAAAATCTAGGTTAGAAAATAATACGAAGTCTAACACCTTAGCTGAACCAAATAGTCAATTAAAAGATCGACCAACAGCATATCATTTGAAGTTAATTGAAGATGACTATAAAAAGGGATATATAATAAGATATTTCACTAAAAAAGTCAATTCCCCAGGATACGTAATAGAAATATCGCCTTACGAATACTCAATGATACAAAACGGAACAGTGCCTTATGACATTTCTTTTTGGCAAATTTTAGAAATATTTTGGAAATTGACAGGCCCATTAAATAGAAAAGTTGTATCAGAGTATAATATTAGAGCAGGCATAATAGACACAAACAAGCGATTAATAGAAAATGCCAATAAGACATTTATTGGAATAAAAGAATTTATTGGAGAGGATTATGCGAAATATGCTAAGCCCACAGAATAAATAAATTTTTATTATTCGCTTTTATTGGTTATTTTGGATCTAAATTAAAAGGTTATGTATTTTGTTGTAGAACATATCGATCAGCTGTCTCAAATGACGCCAAGCGATTCCTGTTTCATTCAGGCGATACCTCTCAACGACAACTATCATCCAAAATTAAGCTCACTCTCACTAATATACTACAATGACTTTAAAAAAGGATATATTTTCGTAGTGAACCACTCTGAAGGCTTTCACTTAGAACTAGATAGGATAGAAACATTCATAAGTCAACACAAGAAAGTTTACGTATTAGATAAGAAATTCCATTCATATTTTCTCAATACAGAAAATTACATAGATTTGCAATTTGTTAATATGAATCAAAGTGGCAAGTTCGAAGAGTTTGATTGCAATACTGTAGTACACAGAGACTTCTACCAGAAGTATCCAGAAGATCCCAATCTAAACAGAATAATTCCCATAAGCAAACACTATGAGAAATGTGAATGCCTGTTAAATAAGCTCCTACATCTTCTGGAGTTAGAGACAAA